TGGTATGTCAAATCCTACATTATGGAATCTGGTATTCAAACCAGCCATGCATATTACTAACGAAGCCATTCTTCAAAGTCCTCACGAATTAAACTATGCCAGGTGCCATTATATTGTCCAGGTGGAAATGGATGATTAACATCACAGTAAACCAATTTTTCACCAGTAAGTCCATACAATTTCCAGTTTGCACTCATAAAATCTTCGCACATATACTGAACACCGCTTTTATAGTAGGTATCTATATGAAAGAAGCAACGAGCATAATTGTCCATATTCTCCGAAGATGAAAATGCAAACTGGTCATTTCCAAAATCTCTCTCTGGTGTCATACGACAATTTGGAATATACAATTTAGAATTGTCCAGCACTTCAAATGGTATGTAAGTGTTAATTGCAAAGTCAAACCGTGTGCGGATGACCCAATCAAATACCATGTTGTTTTCTTTTTCGTATTGCTTTTTCAATTCATTACATTGAGCAATAGCATAAAGTTGTGACCATGTGGATAGTTTTGCATCTTTTACTTTCCAGTTTGGCTGAGGTGGTGGAAATCTAGTATACTTGGAAAGGTCAGGAACAATCTGTTCTGTAACAACCGATAGAGCAGGGTTATATGGATTATTAAACTCTTTACCCCAAGAGAAAGTAAAAACAGTAACATCGTTGCCGTCAAGGATATTCTTCTTTACAAAAGGGAAAGCAAGGTCAACCGACCTTGGCTGACCACTTATACATAATGCAATCTTCTTAGCCATATTTCGCCTTTCAAAATACCAAAATAATAAATAGGTGTAGGTCGCGGTATCTCACTACCCACCTACTCTAACACGAAAGGACCGTATCAGCTATGATTATATATTCAATATACAGAATTGTCAACCAAATAAACGGTAAAGTTTATATTGGTTTTACATCTAAAAAAGAAGATAGATATAATTCTCATCAAAAACAATCAAAACACTCAAAACACTCAAAAAAAATACTATATTGTGCCGTAAAAAAATATGGTTGGGAAAATTTTAAATTCGACATAATATATCAGTCACTAGAATATGAATACTGCCTTACTGTTATGGAACCTTTCTTTATAAACGAATATGATTCTTTCAATCGAGGTTATAATATGACTGAAGGTGGAGAAGGTAGAGTAGGTTTTAAACATTCCGAAGAAACAAAATATAAAATAGGTTCTCGCACTAGAGGAATTAATTTACCAAAAGAACATAAACTTAAAATAAGCAAATCGCATATCGGTATCAAACCTTCAACAGAAACAAGAGAAAAGATGAGCAAAAATAGAAAAGGTAAAAATTGGTATACCGATGGTAAAAATAATACTCAATCTAAAACTTGTCCTGGTGAAGGATGGCATAGAGGTAGAACATTATGAATATTTTTTTTCTATTATTTCTTTCCAAGGCGTTCGGTCATATTGATGAACGATTGTAAAGGGTATTCCCTTTGATGTTGTAACTTCACCGTCTTTCATTACAGGAGAAGGCTCTAACAAGAAAGGTTTGAATTGGTCAATCTTCGACGGATCAGCAGTTGTACCCAATTGTGCAGCCCAGCCATATTCTGATTTACTATACACGGAGGTTTCAAGATATGGACTCATCGAAATGAGGAAGTTAAATGTCGATTGGTCACAGATAGGTATTGGTCGACCCATAGATGCAGCAAAAATATTGATAGCCAAGTCACGCATAGCATATCCACGACCAGCAAGAACACCTACATTATAGATTACATTATTTTTGAAATGGTCATAGATGTAATTTGCATATGTCTCCATGAGATTTTGGTTTCCCCATGGTTCATCTTTATAACGAATACTCTCTGATGCAAAGATAAGGTTTTGGTCTTCTCCAAGATTTTTTTCTAAGTATTCAACAGGATTTCTTTGGAAGATAACATCTTTCACATCGGTTGTAATAACATACCGATATACTTTATCTGATAAGAAATTGTGGATATGAAGGAATCGTTCGGTATGAATTGGCATACCAGATTGGTGTTTTAGATTACCTTCAGCGTCTTGAACAAATCCAATGATTGTAACACCTGCATCATGGACTTTCTTTACTGTCTCTTTATCACAATTCATCAGAATCAAGGCAATATCGCCATCGAATCCTGACATTTTGATGGAATTGATCCAGTATTTTAATTTGTTCCAATCATAGTTGGTGCTTGCACCGATAATCAAGTCTTGTTTTTGCATAATATACTCCAATTGTTATGATACTTATCCTCTAGTTAGGTTCAGTATCCTTTGAATTTGTGTTTCTAGTGTAGCCTTTCTATTTGGCCATTTTATGATAGGTTGATCTGCCGTCTTCAACAACTTGGTCAAAAACGGTAGTATGATTTTCTCCACTTCTTGTAGCCTGTCTTTATATTCTTGGACAGTATCTTCTTTCTCTGCGATAACAGAATTGTATTCTTCCTCATCGGTCGCGGTGAATCCAAAATCATCATCACCATATTCCTTCATTATCGCATTAATGTCGAACTTAATATCTGGCATATAACCCCCTAAAGTAAGTTAGCACTCACTTGCTCCAAGCTTTAGCCGCCGAAAAATTGGCAAGAGAAAACTCAAGTCTATCTACTAATTTAACCGCGTTACCCTTTAGCTTGTCTACAGCAACGAAGCCTTCCGGATTGGTGACTTTAAACCCATTATCAGTTTTCAAAAATGTTCCTGTGACCTGCCTCAACTGTTGCAACTTCTTAATTATCATGTTCTTAGCCAACACGATATCATTCTGAATATCAAATATCTTTTGCAATTCACCAGCATAGCTGCGGAAAAAACGCATCATCTCATTCTTCTCTGCGATACGTTTCTTCTTAGTTTCTTCTTTTTTCGCGGCTAGAATTTCTTTGTTGTGTTTATCTTCTATCCATTTTATCAATTCGCGGGTGTGCTGTGCGGTATTCTTAATAGGTTCACCTGCACGAACTTTGGTGTTATTGAATGTCTTTATTTGAATCTGTAGAATATCACTAGAAGCAATACGATTTAGTACCAACGAACTGATTGATCTGAATCTACTGCCTGCATCTGATAGAACACGATTTATCTGCTTAGTTTCATCTTCGGTGAATGTAGCAGTACCCGATGCGTCAACAAAGTAAGCATCGCGGAACCAAACATCTTTTGTTCGTGTTAGGTTATTGATATCTATGTTGAATGAAGCTTTCATATCATCCATACTCTTGCCTGTATATGATGTATGAAAAACTATTCCAATCTGTGCTGCAAGCATCATATCAGCCAACTTAGAGTCGGCTGGTACAGCATACACAATGGTATTTGGTTGAAAGGTAATATAATCTTGACCATCAATCGTTTCTTCTTTTATATCACCCTTTGCAAACATCATATCGCCTTGCAGAATGCCTTTGATACCAAGTTTTGGTAGATAACGCAAAGCAACTTTTAGTTTTGCATTTAGACCTTCACCTTTATGGTTCTCATCTATATCAGCATCGGTATAATTCAGCTTTGCGTTTTTATTGAATACGCCTTTGGTGCCAACAAAGAATTTGCCGTTCTCGGGATTGATACCACAGAATACAGCAGGTGCACCATCCCATTTTGTAGTAACATTCACTCTTGATTCTGCATGACCAGCAAGCATATCTCTTAGTGATAGTAGGAAATTAATTGCATCTCTAGTGCCAGCAACACCACGATTCAAAACTTCATCTTCAATATGTTCTAGGTGAAGGTTCTTACCTTCTTTAGATTCTGTTATGTATTCGGAGAATTTCATTTTTGTGTTTCTGCCAATAACTCTGTTGTTAAATGACCTTTTTCTACATAGTTTCTAACAGTAAGACCAACTTTTTTTCCTTTTGAGTCTATTCTGTTACCTTCAAGTTTGTTTCTCAATTGTAATAAAACATTGTTTTTTGTTAATACTGGACTGATAATTTTTAATTGAGGAATTTTTTTACCTTTAACAACATCAGTTTGTGCCTCTGAATAAACTACATCAAGTTCAACACCTTTTAATTTTTTTTGTATGTTTTCGAAATTATATACATTGGCTTCATTTTTTGAAAGTTGAACAAGTGCAACATCAGGTTCATTTCTTGTCGCATGAAATTTCATAAAATTAGATATGTTCTTTTTAAATGTGGAAGAATCTGATTTGATTAGTTCCTTTATTTGTTTAGATGCTTCTTTATATGCTAAACATAATGCTTCGGTAACTTGTTTTTTTGATACGAGAGTTTCGAAATCTTTTAAATTTTTCGTTGAAAATTTTACCCCTAATGGATTAAAAAATTCATTCATCGCATCAGTTGTCGCCCCTCCAACTTGTCCAAATTGTTTTACATCTCCAGCCTTTAGACTTACTCCAACACCAGCTTGTTTACCATCAATGATGACACGCAAATCGACTTTAGTTCCAGTTTGATCTAAAAGTCCTTCTGATTTAACTTCTATCTTATTTTTTTGATTGTTGTTATAAATCATATCAGCCCATTCCATAATATTATTACCATTGGCATATGAAACGGCAGCACTAAGAAGTTCTCTCATTTCCTTGTCGGCATATATTTTTGCATTTAAAAAGGCAGCCATATTAACTTCAGCAAGAGTTACTTTACAAATAACTGTGTCAATAATTTTTGGATTTTTATTGGGAGAATCAAATTCTTTTTCTATCAACATAAATTTTTTAAATTTAGTTGGTTTGCCAAGTTTTTTTATCAGATTCAAAACATCATCATTACCAATTCTTTTCGCTTTAGATTGAAATCTCGCTGTTATTGCAGCAGCAAGAACTCCTTCTGAAACATCACCTTTATTAAAAGAAGCCATTTAAATCTCCAATTTATTGGAGTATTTATGCTTATAGATAGTGCAGGTAGCTTCCGATGATGTATTTTGGACCACTAATTGGGTGTGTGGCTACATGAGGATGTGTCCATAATGGTGGAAATACCAACATTTTACCCACCTCAGGCTGAATCATCATATCATATTCTGCTATAGACCTATTCAATTTGAATGCTGTATGACCACCTTGTTCGACAGTATTCAGATACAGGAAAAAGACTAAGAATCGTCGGGCTGATGCGTGGTTTTCTACATCAACATGAAATTCTATGCCGTCTTTATCGTTTGGCAGATAGCGTTTGATTCTAAACTGTTCGAAACCATACTGCTCTGGCCAAACTCGGTCATCTAGGTCAAAACCTTTCTTGTATGTATAGAGTGCATTCTTTGTCAAGCCCACCAAGTAATCTTGAATGTCTTTCCAATCTTCATGCTTATTGATATTGAGTTCTGTAAAAGACCTATGCCCCTCTAGTTCAACATACTCTTGGTATTCCACATCATGTTCAAACCTATCTATGATCTGTTGACATAGGTCTGGATGCATAACATTTTCTAGTGTAGCAATGTAGTTCATACTTTTAACCCACCAAATTTATCGTTGATGTTTCGTTCACGGTTGCCAAATGTGTTCAATGGCTTATCGGGTATATCATCTTGACCCGAATCAGCCAAGTCCCTCTGTGCAGATTCTTCTACATCATACAGTCTCATCTTGGCACGGTCAATACCAACAACGAATCGTTTATACTGGCTCGGATCATTGTATCGGTTCTTCAACTGTTTGACAAGAAGTTGATTGAGATTTTCTAGTTCTTCATTACTGACCAAAGCAAACATGAAGTCAGCCGTTGCAGGCAGACCAAAAGATTCTGATGTATCTTCTAGACCAGGATCGGAGTTTGTATAGCCACTTCTTGTAGTCTGTGTTGCTGATACGATAGGCAGATTGTTTTCAACAGCAAGACCACGAAGTTCTTCTGCAATCGACTTGATATAGGTATAACTGTTTACATTACCACCAGGTTTGATTCGTGATGATGCACAGATATTCAGATAGTCGATGAAGATAATATCTGGCTTGAAACTCTTTTTCAATGCAAGTTCATTCAGAAGGGCACGGAAGTGTAGAGCAGATGCACTCGCAGTTGGATACTCTTTGATGATTAGCTTACCGTGAGTCCGATTTTTCACAGCCTCAAACTTTCTTTGATAGTCACTCTTACCTATCGTCTGCAATTCATCAAGCGAGACATTCAAAAGATTGGCATCAATTCGTTCTGCAATCTTTTCTTCTGCCATTTCCATCGTGATATACAATACATTATGTCCCTGAGACAGGCAACCTGCTGCAACATGGCACATGAACAAAGATTTACCAACACCAGTACCAGCCAAGGCGATGTTCAATGTTTTAAGAGGCAGACCACCCTTGGTAATCTTGTTGAAGATATCTAGGTCGAATTTGATACGAGATTCTACTCGATGATAAAAATCATATCGTTCATCCGAATCTTGTATGTAATCGTGACCAACATGGCTATCAAAAGATACACCAAGGGCGTCTGCGAGAAGTTTTGGAATCTCACCTTTGGTTTTCTTGGTGTTTTTATCATCAAGAATACCAACAGATTCCATGATTGCATTATAGATTGCTTTGTCTTGGCAAAACTTTTCTGTCTGCTCTGTGAGCCATTTCATCTCAACCTTTTCATCTTTGTTCTGATGAATGTTGTTGAGTAGTTCTACTGCCGATTGAAGTTGTTGTTCAGTTAGGTTCTTACTGTCGGTAAGATTGATAACTAGGGCTTCATGTGTCGGAAGATTCTTATACTTATTAGTAAACTCAAAAATTTCTTTGAAGATTATTTTCTCAGTTTGATCCGAGAAATAACTGTCTCTAATAAAGGGTATTACTTTGCGGGTATACTCCTCATTATGAATTAAATTCTTGAGAATTGTCTGTTCGATTCTGTTCATCTTTCGCCTTAGCTAACATAATTTCTGTGAGTAAATCACCCATGATTGTAGCAAATTCTTTATCAATTTGCAATGCTTCTATATCATGTTCACCTGGATGAAGTATAGTAAAACCAAACTGCAATACAGCAAGAGCGCCTTCTTCGACAACTCTTGCCTTATTGTAGTGGTAAACTACATCTTTATATTTACCTTTTGTGATTTGTATTCCAGTTATGGTGTCGGTTTCACCATCATAATTTTCACGCTCAAGGTTTATAAAGATGTAATCTCTACCTTCTTTAAGCTTCATCTTCCACCATTTCAAGTTCTGTATCAGGTCCCATAATGTTGCCATAAGCGATTTCATATTTTTTCCTTACATATTCTTTGAAGTCTTCATCAGATAGAATATCATTCCAAAATTCTTCGGTTTCAGTATCATTCAGACGATGTTTCTCACCGATTTCGCCTGTGCTTCTATCTACCTTTGCATACCAACCATTGCTTGGTTTCGAAACGTGTCCGGACTCCAATGCAATGTCAAGTAGACCAGACCACTTACTGATACCACCATCAAAAGATACGCTAACAGGTATTTTAGATTTTTCTTTAACATAACGACTCTTTTCTACATTGATAATAAAATTGTAACCAACAATCTCGGTGCCTTCTTTCTCTTGCTGTCGACCAATGATGAAGATATTATCAGCAGAGTAGTAAGAACCTGTACCACCACCAACGATATCTTTAGGGAACATACCAATCTCCTTGTAGGTATGATTCACTACGACCATTGGAATATCTTTCAGATTCAAGTGAGGTGTTACCATACGGAACAAACTCTTGACCTGTTTTGCACGGCTCATATCTGCAACAGATTTACCTTCAAGTGCATCTTCAACTTCTTTCTTCGATGCAAGGTTACCAATAGAATCGAGAACGATAATCAGTTTATCACCGCGTTCTACCTCTTGTAGCTGCTGCATGATATCAAACTTCAACTGTTCAATGTCAGTCAGAGGTGTATGCAACACCCGATCCATATCAATCTGGAATGTTTCGAAGTATTTAATTGGTGTACCAAACTCCGAATCATAGAACAACAGAACTGCATCAGGGTACTTATCAAGATATGATTTTGCCATAAGCAGGCTGAATGCAGTCTTAAAATGCTTACTTGGTCCTGCCCACATTGTAAGACCAGGTGTCAGACCACCATCTAGGTTGCCTGATAGTGCAACATTAACCATTGGTACCTCTGTTGGTACCATGTCTTTGTCGTTGAAGAACTTAGATTTGGCTAGAATAGCCGATTCTTTAATTGTAGTATTTTTCTTTAGTTTGTCCAATAAACTCATAATAATCTCCTAATGTTTATATTTTCCATGCGGTACATCAAATACGAATGTAATTCTAGTTACTTCACCAATATTAACGGTGCCATGAGGTAACTTATTGTTGAACCACAACAGAGTACCTGGTTCAACAATGACTGATTCATCACCCACGGTATATTTGTATGTACCTTGTATTGATAAATGGTATCTATCTTTTGTTTGATAATAGGTACCAATATCTATATGCGTACCAACTATATCACCCACAGGCAGAGAAAGAAAACCGCATCGTTTGAAATCTTTGAAGTGTCGTTTCATAAAGCCAATAATCTCGGTGTGTCTATAGTATGCTGGTGTCGGCACACAAATTTCCGTATCACCAACATACTCATCTGGTCTTGTGATGCCACCCATGACCAACTGTAAGACGCCAGCACGGACAATCGTATCACCACCAACTTGATCGGTGTTTTCCATTGTCTTCTGAATACCCCAATCTTCAGGATATTGTTCTAGCTGTCTCACAATCTTAGAGACATTGATACCTGTCCGAATTATCTTTATATTATCCAAAGAAATCATCCAAAGAATTTCGTTTCTCTGTCTGCCAACCAATGCAATCTAAAATGATCTTCATCGGTTCCATAAAGCACTTGTCAAACTGCATATCATAATCAATATACTTCTCCATACCAAATTCTTTTGGCAACCTAACAGGAAAAGATAAGACACTATCTTTCATCGGATTTGGTTGCTTGAGATAGGTAAACTTTAGCTTCTCACCATCTTTAATTATCTCATACTTCTTGGTCAGATTAAGTTTCTTGAGCATATCATTATATAGAATTGCACCTTTGACATGGATCGGAGTGCCCTTCTTATACAAGGTAACTGGATCAGAATACTCTTTCACACCATTTACACCACGCGGAAAACAAATTTCTTCCACGGGCCATGATTTGAATTCTTCTTTAAACTTGGCAATAAACTCTTGCACAGTCTGTTCATCCGCTTTCATAATCAAATTGACCAACTCATACATTTTATCACGAACCATAGCCGGCGTTGATGATTTAACCATCTCAAGACCCATAACTTTAACATCTGGTTCTTTATACTGCACGCCTTCATTGTTATAAACATTCAATGCATATCTTTTCTTCGCAGTCCAAAAGCCTTTGTTCGAAAGACCCTCTCGCTTCATCTGCATTTTTTGTTCATAGGCGTGAGTATAGTCAGCAAGTTCCTTATAACTCTTGTCAATAAACGGTTGAATTTTATCTTCACAGATTTTGTCCATGATGGAGATAACTTTTTCAATCGAGAAGTTCGGTTGAATGATAGTATCCACCAATGGACCAAGATTGAGATAAATCGAATCTGTATCCGAAGCAATAACATAATCTATACCTTCTGTCTTTAATACCTTGTTCATGTATTCGTTGATTTTGTTTTCAATCCACCGAATAGATAACTGACCAGCAGTAGTAACACCAAGAGCCATACGCAAGTCATAGAAACGGAAGTATTGAGAACCAAGGGCACCATAAGCAGAGTTAAGAGAAACCTTTTTTGCAAGTTGTAGATTATCATATCGTGCAACAAGTTTAGCAATCTCTTTCTTCTTCTTAGGGTCAGTTTCGTTTTCGAATTCTTGTTTCGATTTAAGCATCAGCTTCTTAAACTTCTTACGATCTTCATACATTTCATCCAACATATTAGGCAGAAAGCCTCTCTTGTCGGTACGAAAGAATTGTCCATTTGGTGTTAGTGTAACACCAGACAGTTTAGAAGTATCAATCTTCTTCAACAACATTTTATCTACAGACACACTTTGCGTAAGAACATTACGCATCTCATCGGTGTAATCTTCTGGTTCAACCAAACATTCGGGTGAAATATTATACTGCATCATCAGGTGTGGATACAGACTGTTCAAGTCAAACGATGCAACCCAGTTATGCAAGCCAATCTGTGGCTCTTTAACATATGCGCCTTCAAATGCTTCAGTTTTGTTCTGCACTCTACGAGGAGGAACAATAATCTTTTTCTCTAGCAGGTGTGCATATGTCAAAGCATCCCACATCCTAGTCTGTGCAAATACATCTTCATAGTTACACTTGGTATCATATGCAAGAGTCAAAGCCAACTCAAGCAACTTCAACTTGTCTTCTAGTTTAAGAATCAGGTCTACGTCTTTGATGTTGTAGTCAATAAACTTTTGATAGTCAAGGCGATATAACTGGTGAAGGTTATCATATTCATCATATGATAATTTGCTTTCACCTAGTTCAGAGTTTGCAATCGTATCAAGTCGGTAGTTATCTTGTCTCTTACCATCAGGAGCATACCATTTATACAATTCGATGTAGTCTAGAGCAGATAGACCAGTGATATGATATGCAATCATCTCACGACCTTTATAATTTACTTTTCGCTCCCATATATTACCCCATGGAGATAACCTTTTTGCTTCATCTTCACCAAGAATTTTGCGAAAACGATTGACGAGATATGGAATATCAAAGAAGTCTATGTTCCAGCCAGTGATAACATCAGGTGTATTTTCTTCCCATATATTCAGGAAAGATTTACATAGTGACCATTCATCTTTACATTTGTAATAGGTTATATTCTCAGGATCATCATTCTGATAATCACCACAGCCATAGACATTGGTGTGACCATTAAGGTAACGAATACATATTGCGGTGATTGGTTCTGTAGCAACATATGGATCAGGAAATCCATTCTCTGAACCAACCTCAATATCTATTACTGCAATAGAAACATCATTGATATCCCAATCAATCTGACCGCGGTGTTCATCTGCAATGAAAGCATATTCAAACCTATCTTGACCATAGATTTTAAAGTTCTGAACATCTTTATAGTTATTAAGAAACTCTTTAGCATCTTTGATATCCAAGAATTTCATTTGCTCAAGAGGTTCACCGAACAGAGTCTTCCATTCGGTAGCTTTCTTAGTAGGCAAAAACAAAGACGGCGAGTAAGGAACTTTTGCCTTTACTCGCCGACCATTATTCACACCACGAAATAAAATATTGTTGCCTTGTATGGCAACATTCGTGTAGAATTTACTCATTGAAAGTTAGACACCACTTGGATCCCTGAGCCAAACATCTTGTTATATTGGTTCAACACCTCTGTTACAGGCGTTGTGATTGTAAGAACATCTGTAGGTGACAATGGAATACCTGTCTTGAATTGTTCACTAAACTCCAAGAATGGCATGAATGCAATCCCACCAGTTTCATTTGGTCCGCGTGGCGGTACCATAACAACCTGAACAGGCTGTTTCATAACGATAGCACCAGGAAGTGTATCGTCTTCGATTACTTCGCACAAATAAGTCTTCTCACTCTTAAGAGTAATAAGTTGAATCGTCATACTTTCACCTCAGTAGTTGCGGGCAGAACACCCAAAGTAAGCCAGCGTTTGGGAAACAACATCTCACGACCTTGAAAATCGGACATATCATAGTTAGGGTCTTGCACCCACCCAATGACCTCGACCATATCATCGTATTCCCTATAAGCAAGATCATACCTTTCAGCAGCGATCATTTTATGTTGAATAGCCAATTTCTTTGCGAGTTCTTGCAGTTTCATTTGATACCTTTATAGAGTTAAAAAAATAATTATAACACAAATATTAATTTTTTGTGGCAAACTTAGAGAAGTTTGGTGGTTGCCAACCTTCAGGCTTCAATACTTTGCCGTCTTCGCGTTTGAGAACTGTGCCTGATACTGGATCAATTTTAGCCAAATTTGATTTAGCACCTTCTTCCCAAATACCAGGACAATTCCATCCTTTGGACAACATATAACCAACAATCACCCAAATCATATCAAAACAGGCATCAGCTTGTTCTACTTCATCTTTTGCCATGATTGATTCTTTGAATTCGCCATATTCTTCATCAATAAGTTTTTCATATAGTGCCGCTTGAACTGGATTATAAGTCACTACAGTTTGCCCAGCAGCAACCATAAACTTAGCTACATCAGCCAAAATTGTTGCACCATTCTCCCTCATGTTATGAGTTAAGTTTCTGATAACGACTCCACCATTTTCCAGGTTAAAATCGAGTGCATCACCAATTTGCCAACCTAATTCTTTTACCATTTCTTCGGGAAGATCCAATAGACCATCTCCGTTATCTAAGACTTCAACTTTCGATTCATAAACTTTCGACATTTTTAACCTCAACATTACATTTTTTAAGAAAGTCTACACCATTGGTGTCTCTGTATTCAGTCTTATAGAAAACAGATTTGATACCAGATTGATGTATCAGTTTGGCACAATTAAGGCATGGTGCATGAGTAATAAACATTGCGGCGCCATCACTTGAGTTAGTAGACCTAGCAACCTTTGCGATAGCATTAGTCTCCGCATGAAGGACTTCTGGTTTACTTTTGAGAAACTGAATCTCACCTGTGGGCCAGGAGATTTCTTCTTCACAATTGTTATCCCAACCAGTAGGCATACCATTGTAACCGATGCCAATGATTGTATCATTCTTTACGATAACACAACCAACATGAAGGCGCCTAGCAGAAGACAAATCAGCATAGACTTCTGCTGTCTTCATGTGTGCATGAATAAATTTTTCTTTCATTGTAACACTACCAAAGGTACTTGAATTCGTTTCAAACCATTTGCATACATAAAAAACGGAAAGAATCTTTCACCAAGAAAACCGGGGTATCTCCAAGGCAATGGTTCAGATGTTGTTTGTACCGTTGGGTAAACATTTGAACAATTTTTGAAAATGTATTCCAAGATTTCAAATAGTTCCGTTGCATACTTTCTGAATGCCTGTCTACGCATAACATAACAGGTTTCAAAGTTAATTATATTACATTGTTTGAACCATGTCAAGTGTTTTCTGTAGTCAGGATACAGAACATCAATTGCCTCTATAAACTTATCCCAATATTCTCTTGGTTGTGATTCAAGGTATTGTGATTCGATAGAAAGGTTTACTGCAACAGAATGATTGGTCAAAACATCGGCTGTTTCCATGTAGGTCAGAATGTTATTGCCCATCTCATCGCTACCCAACCTATCGGCATTATCTTGCACAGGCGGCATAATAATTTTGGCAACATTCTTAGGTGCTACAGGATCAACCATCAAGTACCGGCGATAGGTGCTGCAACCAATATAGTCTACAGGAGGATTTTGTTCTAGCATCCAATACTCTGTAGCTTGCTGACCCATAGCTTTTAGAAAACTATCCTTATCCGTTTTAGCCGAATAAAGCCACCAAAATTTATTGATGCCGCCGCCATAACTGGTTACATTAGTGCAATATGATGGTACACCCAAGTGACTGTAAGCTTCATCAGATGCAGCAAAGGTTGGCACAAGCCAAGAAGAATTTCTATTGACTGGAAATTCTTTGTGAAAGTGGCTGTAAACCTTTAAGTTCATTCAGCATCTCTCTGCTTTGCTACTTTAACTGGAATCGACGCAATGATTTCTGCTTCAATCATAAGGTCACGATAAAACTTACGCTTACTTGGTTCTGTAGCCAATGCAAGGATAGTTTTAACCTGCTTGCTCAATTTAAAATTCTTGTCTCGCTTAAACATAATATCTCCATAATAAATTTAATTATCTACTTCATACGCCTCTTTATTAACTAAGTAAACTCTTTGTGGGTTCTCTTTTGAGAAAACCCTAATGAAAACATAGTTATTATCAGAGACAGTCTCTTTCAGGTTATTACAGTAGACAATCTCATTACTGTAACGATTCTTCAATCTTACAGGTTGCTTTTGATTTTCCATGATGTAACCTCATTATCTATTAATCTTTTTACCAATATTATATTTTGCTACCAATTCCCAATCATCTTTCTCTTTGAATGAAATGATTTTGATTTGGTGTAGTGGTGCTACTTCTTCAATGACACTAGGGTTTAGTATCTTAACCAGACCCCATTCTTCCAATAACTTAGCAACAGCATTTCTCCGTTGTATGTCATTGTCGGATATGTTCGAAGGTTTACCATCTAGTGCAAACAATTCTTTAAAATGAACAAGATAATATTGTCCCTGTTTGTGCAAGATATGACAAGATTGGTATAGAACCTTTTCTTTCCTCGATGATACGCCAATGCGGGTTAGCGTTTCTCTTACCTTGAGAAAGTCATCTTGTTCATTGAGTTGCACTTCAATAAACTTTGCCAAATTAACCATTTTATTTCCTCAATCCACCGGTATCGGTTTGTTCTTTTAATTGTTGGATTTGTTCTTTGCTGAGGAGACCAAGGACTTCCCTGGCTTTTGAATCGGAGAAACCGAAAGCTTTCTTAACGCATTCTATATCTTCACTTTTCTCTGATTTAATCCACTTTGCAAATGGTCTTTTCTGTGACCTGATTGTATTTAGCAAAAAATCATTCTGCAACTTTTTGTCCAGAAAGTGGCGGCGATTCATTTCATTGGCATAAATGATGCAATCCTTATGGTAGGACAGACTGCGGTTCACCAAGAAAGGGGTATATTCTTTCTCGGTGGACTCATCTATGATTAACTGTTTCTTGTTCTGTAGAATCGCATTAACAAAATCAAATGGACTCATAACATTCTCAATAATTCAATCATAAAATATATCCAAATTGGTTGCCAATTCTTTGATTCGTTTGTGGTCACTTTCGTGATTGCAAACTGGTATGTGTCCATACTTTCTAAAATAATCAACTAAGAATTGGGTTTCTTGTTCTTTACATTTGTGTGCTGGTAGGGGATAGTAGGCCTGATATACATATTGAAAGTTTTCTTTTCCAAACTTCTCTTTGAACATGATACCAATACCATAAGGTGCCAGAGGATTATTTTTAACGGATGATTTAAAATCATACTTACGGCCAATCATTGCACATCTTGTAATTGAACGACTTTCACCAATATAGAATACATTTTCATCCAAGAAATCTGCGATACCTTTTGGTTGTTGTTTAAATAAACCATAAATGTAACAACCAGTTTGTCTCTTGGTGAAACCCCAACTATCTGAGTGAGCTTCTTCCACATGATGCCATTCTGTCCATGATTTATTTTCTTCTGCATCAAGGAACAGACTATCACAGTTTATCCAATCTTTGTTATGATTGTCAACTGCTTTTTGTATCATGTATACAATCGTTCTGATATCTTCTACTGAACTGAAATTCCTATAGAGGCTTTGTTTTTTCATCCCTGATGCACCAGAAGCACAGAAAAGATTCTCCACAAAAATTTCTTTCTCTGTCATACAAACTCACAATTGACCATGAGTTCTGTTAGACAGGCTACAGTATTGATTTCTTGGTCAGCAACAAAGGCAGCCTTATATTGATAGTCTGCAAGAATCAATACAGCCTGAGGAATGGAATTAGGCTTCATAGTCTCATACATTCCATCATAGATTTTGCGGAACAAGGTACTAGAATCTATCTCATTAGAACCAACCCACTTGCGAATGGAACCAAAGTCTTTGTCTTTGATATACTTCACAATCTCGGCAGTAGATACATCACCAATCTGTGCGAGAATACCAGTATCAATCTTACCAAACTGTGAATATCGTTGCAGTTCATTAATGATGCGCCGAAAATCTGGGAAGTGTTTCTTCACCAACTCTGCGATAACAGAATCTTCATAGTCAATTTTTTCACTTTGCAAAATTGATTGAATTCGTTTAAAGAAAGCGGAAGCCATCTTCGCCTTCTCGCCGTTCTTCATAGCAAAGTCAATGACTGCACACCGTGAATGCAACGGTTCAATGATACGATTCTTATAGTTACAAGTAAAGATAAAGGTACAGTTACTTGCAAACTCCTCAATCGCATTACGCAAGGCTGGTTGTGTAGAATTTGGATTCAGATAGTCTGCTTCATCTATGATGATGACCTTTCGACCACCAGATATTGACATAGACGATGCATAGTTTTTAATCTTGATACGGAAGGTATCAATACCAGATTCATCCGAACCATTAATGACCATGTAATCGCAACCAATCTCATTACACATGGCTTTTGCAACAGTAGTCTTACCCACACCAGGTCCACCAGACAACAGCAGATTAGGTATGTTCTTTTGATTAACATATTCCTGAAAAGGCTTTTTCAGCCTCTCAGGAATAATACAGTCTTCAATCGTTTTGGGACGATACTTCTCCACCCAAATCATATTTTCCATAATATAAATCTTTCATCACAGTTAAATTTCTTCAATTTGTTTTAGAATTTCATTCACACGGAATTCCAAAACACCAATAGCGGTAGCAATATGACCAGTATCATGCTCTTGCAACATTGATTCTAAATGTTTTATTTCTTTTTCAAGATGCACTTTATGTATCAGTAAATCAAAATAGTCCATGTTATTCCTTTTGGAATTTCGAACCCATTTCAGTAGAAATCCAATACTGTAGTGGTAGATTCTTATTCTTAAAGTGGGAGATACCCTTCGAAGAAATTTTAACTTCATATGCTCCAGGTAGAATCTTGCTCAAGTTTTCAGTCCTGAAGATCATACGATACTTACTGCCTGTGGTGTTGTCACCCATCTCAAGAGATTCGGTGTGTGCTGAATCGTTCTGTAGGTCAAGAGTAACAAGGATAATTTTTGCACCATCAGAGTCTACTGCAATATGAGGTGACGAAAGAACATTTGCGGCTCGCATGATCCATTCAAAGTCTTCTGATGCCAACTCAAAAGAAATATCAGCTTCAGGCATGGTCAATTGTTTCTCAGGCGGCAAAACGATCATGGTCGGATCACAGAAACGATATTTGATTTTGCTTCGACCTTTGTTACCACAGATAATAACATGATGAGGATCAAACTCAAACGATGGATCTTCCTTGTGTAGAGAGACTACAGAAAGAAAATTGTTCAAGTCATACACACCAAAATCAGCAGGAATTTCTTCGCTGATATTCACTTCTGCAAGAATGTTTTTGTGTGAAGAAACAGTCTTAAGTGTCTTGCCTTTCTTGAACATAATACCTTGGTTGATTGCACCAAAGTTTTTAAGAACAGAAAGAGTTTCATTTGATAGCTTCATTGTTTACTCCATTATTAAAATTTTCATCAATCGAATACAGTATATCATGTTCATATAGAAACATGAGGCAACACATGGCATGAGCCAAGTGGTGCATACCTGTTTCGGGATCAAGTACCTCACCTTCTTTCCATGCCCAAACGTGTCTCTGCAAGGCATCAAAGTACCTGCGTTTTGAATCAGGTACTTTTTTCCAGTTATCACGCTCATACTTTTGAGCACCAAAAGTTAGAACATCAACAGTTGCCTTAAGCGCATAAGGCGGCAGCAAGCCATACTCTAACTTGCCGCCGTCAAACTTGCGACCACCAGTTGTTGCAGTTTGAGAAGCCTTTACAACGTCATTAATCATAGTCGACCTGTATATTGAGCAACAGCAGGCATATTACCAGTGAATGCGTAAGTACCGATATGCTGTGTTTTAACCCAAGGACACAAGAAGATTTTTCCACCAATTTTGCGGAACATTTGGCAGAACATATAATCTTCCGATAGATAACGATCTGAACCACCACCTGTCATGCTATCTTTACTATCAATAACTGTATCAAAGTAAGCATGAATGTATCGTGAGCCATCAAAGTTGGCTTGACCAACATGGTCTGGCTTGTAACGAATCATTGGGTATGCATCTTGCATCTTAGTAAACACTTCACGCTTCACAAGCATATAACCTGTACCAATCTCCATAACTTCTAGTGGTTCAGTAACTTGGAATTGTGCAGTACCTTTTACTACATTGAAGACATACTCACCGACCAGATTCTCAAGTTCGCGTGGTTCCATATTTGGATGGTTACGAGCAGCAGCAGCTACATTACCCCAATTGATAGACTTCTTGGGATAAGGACCACCAATAACATCTTTATCAAGGGCTAACATCGCAATTACATCTTGAGGATTGTAATGAATATCGGAGTCGATAAAGAGTAAGTGTGTGAAGTCTGTAGAGCGGAGAAATTCATCGACCAGATAATTTCGGGCCCGCGTGATAAGTGATTCGTTGAAAAGGAAAGAAAACTTTGTTTCAACACCATAACGTGCCAAGGTTGTTTGTAAATCAAGGCATGATTTGATATACAAGCCGTGTGCCATACCACCATACATTGGTGTGGCTATGAACACTTTATTTTTTTTCAATTCATCAACTTTAACTTGTATTTCCATAATAACTCCATAAAAAAAGAGGAAGTAACACTTATATGTATTACTTCCTCCGCCTAATTACACCATATAATTAGGCAAAAACACGATCACCTTGTTTACGCAGAGCAGCGATACCTGCGGCAATAACTTTCTTGCTAGGGGTACCAAGGCGATAAACAGAAATGGTACGACCATTAGCTAGAGTTTTGCGGTTGGTGTAGATAGCATGACCTTCTTCACGCAGTTCGTTGATACGAGCAGCGACATTGGTAATGCCAAAACGGTGCTGAGCCTGGGCTACAGTAAAGGTATTGTAACCACCAGTTTTGCTCAAAGCTGCCAACATTTTTTCTTTAGCGGATTTACGCATTCAAAAATCTCCATATTAAATTAGTCTCTATACATTGTGATTTTGAGGTGAGACCTGTGCCCCAAAAGTGATACATTATAACACGCCTACAAAGCTAATGTAGGCAAAGGTGTATGTAACGCAGCAAGTGTACCCAATTCTTCTTGTCGAATTTGGCGATACATCGTGGCATCCATAGAACCCATTCTGCTGTTCTCATCTTTATGGCAAACCATACAATTATCAATGGTTGTTTTGCCGCCTTCTGAGTGAGCAACGATATGCCCACCAACAGCATCTTTAATGCTCAAAGTTTTGCCTGTAACCCAGCACTTATTATTTTGTAGGCGCAAAACCTGTTCAATCATTTCAGCAGGAAAAACCCTAGACGGATCCAGAAAAACAATACCGCAATCGGTTATATCCATTTCTTCAAGCAACCACTTAACAGAATTTTCTGACCGTTGTTGGTCATCATGTACGCTAAGATATTGACGGAAGCATTCGCAGACTAGGCGAACACCCTTATTATCTTTATGAGTGTCCATGCGAAGGCGAGTTTCATCTTTACCTACAAAACGATCCATCGAACGGCGAATAGAACAGTATAGATCGTTCCAGTTATCAACACGGAAACCATTCCGACCAAAGGTTCGAACCAAATAAACATAGAAGCGAGACACCATGGTAAATTCTTGTGTGCCTAGTATTTGGCGTGAGTTATCTTTTTTGGCTTTAGCATAGTTCAACATAAAATCTAAAGCTTCAATGACAATCTTTTGTTGGCGTTTTGCCTCTTGCGGATTGGATGCCCATGAACCAGTATTCTTGTCACCGAATTTGACAAAGGTTTCTTCCATTTCACGGTTAGAACAGGTCAGCCAACTCAAATTTTTTGGAGATTTGTTCAGCATCGTGAGGAAACGGGTAACGAATTCATCATCACGCAGTCGAGTAGATGCAGATTGAAACCAGAATTGTTTGCGATCCTCGGGTGACATATTACGGTACTCAAACAGATTGTGATATTGATTATTCAATCCACGAATCGGTCGAGAAATCTCTCTGACGAATTTGGCAACCAAGTTATCTTCATATGAGTTAAGCATTTCTTGGTGGTTAACATCTGTGGTGATGTTAGTGCGGCGAAAGGTTTCACCAGCTTGTTCATCGGTCATTTCTTCACCATAGATAGTGAAGCGAATTTTATAGGAACCAAACTTGCTTTTCACTTCAGCAGGCAATTCTTTATAATACATTCCACCTACGCGATGTTCTACGCCATCAATTACGCAGATAGTACCACGATTGGTTTTAAATTTGTTATCAATGAAATCCCGAACAGCACGTTTGCGGTGCCCACCATCAATAGAACGAAAACGATATTCGCCATTGGGAATGGTTCGTAATTTCAATTCACCGAAATCATAACCACGGAGAACGGTATCAATAATACCTTGCCGTTTGGTCATAGATTCAACATCGGGACGCTGACCTACAGGGTCACAATCAATCCGATTTTCTGAAATAGGGTTCAACATACTATAAAAATTGGCAACAGAATACTCTTTTGTAGTCCAAGTAATGCTCATAATTTTCTCCTGAAAAGGTAAAAGTTTCGTTCTAAAAAGAACAATTAAAAACCCGCCCGAAGGCGGGGTAAAACATTAGAATGCAATTTCTTCCGCGGTTGTTGAAACAGGTTGCACCGTTGCGGTGTTAGCCGCATTTTGAGTGCCTGCATCAATCTTGGTATACAGGTCGAAGAAACTCAGTTGAGTATCGGTATCAAAACGATTCAGACAAAGTTTGATTGCTTTAGTTTTGTTACCGAAGATACCGTAAGTTTCAACGATATGCACCAAACGGCGGGTCGAAATCACTTCATCGCAACCACCATCAGCAAAGGTTTTACGAATAACTTCTGCCCAAGTAACAAGTTTCTCGGCAAATTCTTTATCATCCTTACCAACCGATGCAAGTTCTTTTTCGACAATCTTGCGTTCAACGCGAAGCGGAGGAAATTCTTGTTCCATCGTGGTACGGAAACGCTCAAGAAAGGCTTCGTTCAATACATTGGTAAACATATAACGACCGTCTTCTGAACCTTTACCTTTGGTGTTCGCAGTAGCAAACACGGTAAAACCTTCAGCAGGAACAACCAGTTCACCTTTCTTTTTCAGCATGAACGGTTTGCCTTCTAGAACCCGTTGCAGAGAGGAAAGATTTTGAGCACCGTAGTCAATCTCATCAATACACAGGACTGCACCTTGACGAGCCGCGGTGGTCACAGGACCATCGCGCCATTGCATACTGCCGTCAATCAGAACATAGTTACCAAGCAGGTCAGATTCATCCGTTTCGGGAGTCATAGACACACAAACGAATTTACGTTTTGCTCTGGCACAAGCCTGTTCGATAGACATGGTCTTCCCGTTACCAGAATGACCAGAAATGAAAACAGGAAAGAAACGCTTCGATTCTACGATAGCAAGAACATCCGAAAAGTTACCAAACGGAACATAATTCGAATATGCAGCAGGTACCAAGTTGACCGAATCAAGGTCAGTTGATACATTGACGATTTTATCTTTTGATTTTTCCACAAGAGCACTCATAGGAATTACTTTGGCTTGCATATTGCATTCCGCACCAGGTACACGGTACAGTCCACGACCAGCACGGTTCTCATCTTGTTTGGTAAAAAATTGAGCGCCTTTCAAACCAACCTCTGAACAGATTTTTTTGACTTCTGCTCGGGTTACAGTAGACTTACCCAACGATTGAAGTGCATCAAAAAATTTCTGTTTCATTTCGCTACGCAACATAATATAAAACTCCTATCACAATGTATAAAGACATTCTAACACAAACCTAGGGCTTTGTCAAGCCCCTAGGCAGCGATTCCTTGCACAAACTTCTGCACCATTGCCCGACTAATGCTTCGCTTCTTATTAGATTGGGTGAATGCAGTTTTCAGGTCACGGATGGATTCTGCATCTTGCGCCAGAAAATCAAAAGAATCTGTTTCATCAAGATTGATTGGCGAGGTGATAAAGAAACCATTGTAACCGGGTTTTTCTAGGTCAACATAATTTTCTTTTCTAAATTGTTTGAAAAGTTCCGAAACTTTATCTTCATTTCCAATTTCCTCTCTAATGGTTTTTTTGATACCCCTTTCTGATGTTAGAAAGAACGAAAAGATTTTAGAACCAGTTACAAGTTTAAACCATTCAAGAATAGCAATATGCATATCTTCATTACGTTTGATATGATACTGAAACTTGGTTTTTTCATCTACAATAAAATGGTTGTTTAGATTCAATTGCATCGATATTTCTTGTCCATTGGAACTCAAAAAACTATGCGTCCAGTCAGCATCGCCATCATGCACAACAACCAGGTTTGTAATGTCTAGGTTATTTTTCCGTTTGAATTCATTCATCACAGTTGCCAACGCTGCAACAGCTTGAGTCATTGGAGTATTGGACAAATTTTCAGTTGTTGGAGTATGATATTTCCTAGTGCGAGAATGACCATAAGATTTTTTCAGAATCAACATATTTTTTACCGCATTGTTATATGTTGAAGTTGACATTTCCGAAGAAAGATACTCACGCAAACGAACATCACCAAATGCAATTTCATCAGGTTTTTGTTCAAAACAAGAAATTTTGGACATTGGTGGAATTTCATTTACTGTTTTGTATCGTTTTGAATTTACCAAATCTTGGAAGAAACCAGGAATGTTGTTACCAAAACCATACACTACAAAAGGAATATTCACTTTGCGACAGAACATGGTAAGAATCAGAATCTGTTCAATTGAGTTACCCATAATGTCTTGCATTGAACCCGATTTATCAAGCAACAAAACCAGACCGTGAGATTTACCTTTTGGTACTAGAAGCATCTTACGGAAAATGTTATCATCAAACTGATACGATGAAAGTTTACCTACATCAATTTCACCAGTATCAGACAGACGCGAACGATTGAAAGCTTTTGCCGCTTTACGCATTTCGAATTCTTTTACCAACAGATTGATGTACCGTTCATTGGTTTTTTTGAATTCACCATACGCCTTATTCATATCATCAGCAGAAACATTTTGTGCATCGAATGCATTTGTCATTCCTTTATGAACAATATCGTATGGTGTAACGATGTTTTGCATAATAGGTTTTGGAATAGCATGATACTTATATTCTTTTGATTTTTCATCAAGCAATTTACTTTCGTTACGGCGATAGTTGTCATCAGTTTCGCAGACAGGATCAATTTTTGCACCTTGATCTTCATAGGAATCTTGTGACATTTTTTTACGATTGATTACATCACTTTCAAATTCATCATCTTGTTCTTCATCT